CCCGGCATGCACATCATGGCATCGACGGTAGTCGGGATCGCGTTGATGCGTGCATCCTGACACATAGCGTTGGTATCGCCCGCTGGGCCGCTAAGCCGGGTGCCGCCAATACCGAAGGAGGTGATGATTACACCGCGCTTCGCCGCGAGGTAACCCTGCCACGTGTTGCCCTGCGTGATCGAGTCGCCCAGGATCGCCAGTGTTTTGCCGTACCAGCCATTTGTGCCGCCGGAACCGCTTGAACCATACCCGTCTGGCGAAAGCTTGTAGCCATAGGCAACGTAAGGCGTGGCGGATGCGCCGGCTTCAAGCTGCCCTCCGCTGGTGGCCGCGTTGTAGAGGGTCACCCGAACATAGTTCGCACCAGCCGGTGGGGTGAAAGTGCTGCCAGGATCATTAGACCCACCCGAGACAACGGTTCCAGAAGTGTTCGCAAAAAAGCACCACATGCGCATGTTCGTCACGGTGCCATTTTGCGAATTGGTGTATTGCTGACCGGGCGTTACAGGCAGGTAGGTGGTGTAACTGTTCTGCGCGGATGCCAGCGGGCTTCCGGCATTCGACAGCGCCATACCGACAGTAAGGCCCGTCAGGTTCAGGATGTTCTTGGAAGCCGCAAGGAACGAGGCCTTATCCGGCGTGACAGCGCCAGGCACCAGGGCAGTTCCCGGCATCGAAGATGGCATAGCCTTCGAAAGGTCAAGCACGCGATCATAGGGAACGTAGTCGGTCGGCAGAGTTGCGCCAGGCACCGCCATGAACGTGGCAGCGGGCTGATTAGCCTTCTGACTGGACAGCCGGAAGTGCGTAGCGCCTGCCGCCTTGTTGAGCGTGTATACCTGGGAATTCGGATTGATCGACGACCCAGCAATCGCCGTATATACGCCAGCCGAGTAAGTCGCCTGGACGAGCCAGTTACCACGTGAAAGCGTCACTTGCGTGACCCCGGCTGGCCATGCAATCCAGTCGGACGCGAAGAACTGGGCGTTGGCGGAGAGGGCGCCGGTGGACGTGACGAAGTTGTTGTCAGTCAGCGTAGCAAGGTTGAAGAGGTTCTTGCGGTAGACGGCCGAAGCAACGGCCGGCGCGTCAATCCCGGCCATTGTGGCAGCAGCCTGAGCTGCGTATCCAGCCGCCTTACCTGCACTCGCCCAATCGAGCGCATTGCTTACGAGCGTCGCCACATTGCCCACGTTCTGGAACAGGGCGACATAATCGGTGCCAGCGGTGCTGTCCGTAAGGTAATACTCGCCCGACGCCTTCAGGAAGCGAGTGGCAAGCGTGGCCGCTGCACCGGCCAAACCGGCAGACGCCGCAAAAGAGAGCGCCGGCGAACTGATGGCGTTGCCGATGTACAGGCCTGGTCCGGTGATGTTGATGGCCGTCACCACGCCACCGGCGACAGTGAATGTACCGCTCGGGTTCACGGCAAAGTTGCCGCCAGTAAAGGCAAGGGCGAAGGTCCCATTGGCACCGCCGCTTCCCGGAGTGGTAATCGCCAGCGCGCCGGTGCTTGCGCCCTGCGGAACGAAGGATCTGGCGGCCGGGTAATACCCTTGCGACGAGAGTGCGGCTGAGGCTGAACTGTTTGCGGCCTGCTGGGCCAGCAACCTCTCCACTTGCGTTGCACCAAGCGCAGTCTCCGCGCCCGTCTTGGCGGCTACCGCGCCGCCCTCAGCTACAAGCGCGCCGCCGAGGGCATTCTCTGCCCGCTGGGCCGCGTCTTCCGCGAAGGCGGGATCGTTGTCGATTCCACGAATTTTGTCGGCGACTAGCGCAAGCACTTGGCCGTCGGAAATTGCACCGAACTCCAGACCGTCCGAGCCGATGGGCGCCTTGAGAGCCCTATCTACATCGCGCTTGAGAGCCTGCGCTCGCAGCGCGGCGCGATCGTACCCCTCATTTACTGGCGCGGCCAGCCAAGCCGATCCGTCCGCGAAGCTCAGGTCCTGAGTGAATTCCGGCGTGAGAAGCGGGACGACGGACAATCCATTGGCCGGGGCAACGTCAAACGAGATCGACCCGCCAGCCGCGCCGCCCGGATTGAGCGCTACGGTGAAAGAGCCGGCCGCGACATCGTCGCCAGCCGCATTGCGCACAAGCACCGCCACCTCCGCAGCGCTGGGCGCCGTGAAGGTGAAGGGGAAAACAGTCGTAACGCCGTTGGCCAGGTACGGCCCCGAGAACGCATTGTCGGTCGAAACAGCCATCGCAACCCTGCCTGAGAAACTCTCAGGGGGTTACGGGACCAGCCGCCACCGTTGAATCGCGCGGGCTATTCCTTGATCTTCCCCGTGGAGAGGCCCTCCAGCCATTCCCCGAAGCCGTCCGGATCTGCATCACCGCGTCCGACATCGACGAGGAACTGCGTGGCGCTGGCCATCTGGCCAGGCACAAGGCCGGTCAGATAGCCGGTCGTCTCCAGCACATCCTTGGTCGCATGCTTCGTCTCTTCGCCCCTCGCGATCTTGCCGACGTCACCAGCGCTGCGCACAAAGCTCTCCAGCGAACGCTGCAGCGGCGAGATCGAGGTGCCGGAGAAGCCGCCGCCGCGCGCGGCGTTCCACGCCGGCTCGAACACGTCGCGCACGAGAGGGATGGGACCAAGAGAGTTGGCGAGCAGCTTGCGCGAAAGCCACTGCGTCCACCACTCGTCATCTTCCGGCCCAGTCGGCGCACCGACGGCGCCGCGCAGGATCTCAGTCAGTAGCGGCGGGAGGACGAGGAGGAAGAACGCCCGCGCCGCCAGTCGCGGCATATTGCGCGGCTTGCGGGTATCCTCGCCCATCACATCGCGGGCGAGGGTGCGCTGGCGCTGGTACTGTGCGGAGAAGTAGCTGTAGAACATCGTCATCAGCTTGAGGGCTTCTCCCCACTTGCCGGTGCCGCGCTGGATCGCCGCGAGATCCTTGGCGCCGCCCGCACCCTGCGACTGGCGCACGGCCTTGTCGCCCGCATAGACGGCATCCTGTTCGGTCATCCCGGCAACGAGCGCATTGTCATAGGCAGCCATCCACGTCGGCACGCTGACCAGCAGGTCCATGTATCCGATGCCGTGAAAGAAGAACTTCCGACCGTCCATGACGAGTGCACCAGCCTTCGATGCCGGGTTCGTGAGCGACAGGCGCGCAATTTCGGTGCGAATATCGCGGTCGAGCGTACCCATGCGGTGGCGGACCTCCCCCGAGCGCGCCATCACGGAGCGGGCCGCGTCGGCAGGATTGCGAGAAAACTGCGCCAGCGCCTTTGCCATCGCCGCTTCGCCGACTACCTCGACGGAGTTGGAGTAACCGGCGATCTGTGTCACCATGGTGGTCGCGCGCAAGCCCATGCCTACCGCCGTCGCATTGGCGCGGAGCTTGCCGAGCCAGCGCCCGATACCCTCATTCCCCGCCCGCTCGATCGCCCAACTGTTGGCGACGAACTTGACCCACGGCCGGAACTGGTTGCCGATCTCCTGCCCGAGCGCGGCGTCGACGGCCCGGCGGACGCGTTCGCTCGACAGGAAGCGATTGGCCGTGATCACCGCCTCGCGGTGGGTGATGTCGTGGATCACTTCGCCCAGGTGGCGGTTGATCACGCCGAGGTCGAGCAGGATCGGGCGCTTCACCTGCTCGTCACGGGCCTTGGTCGACGACGCGCGGGTGGTAGCCTTGGTATAGCCGCCCTCCAGAATGTCACGCTCCTTGCCCGCGTTCTCCTGCGCGCGGTAATCCCGGCTCGTGTCGTAGACCGCCGGGTAATAGCCGCCGCGCATCTGGCCGTTGCTGTTCGTGGCGAACTTGCGGGCGCGCACCTTGTCCGGGGCGACGCCGTTGACCTTCTTCTCGATCTCCTTGATCGCGGGCCACAGGGTGTCGATCTCGTCCCAGACCGACTGCACGAACTGCCACTCCTCCTTGGTCAGCGTCTCGTCGAGATAGCCGACCAGCGCGCCACCATTGAGGCGATAGCCGTCGGCCAGGCGCTGCAGGTTGCCTTCGTTGCCGACGTTCAGCGCCATCGCGACGAGCTGCTGCCTATTCAGCACCATGTGCCGTCCAGTCTCGACATCGATGAACGGCAGCGCCATCCGATCCTGCCACCGCGCGGCGATCTCCTTGGGCACCGCCTCGAACAGCTTTTTGATCCGGCCCTGATAGTCCTTGACCATATCGGCCTCACGCGCCTGCGCATCGGCAATCGGGCGGAACACGATGCGGTTGAACACGCCGTTGGAATTGCCGCCGTCGAGCCAGTCGAACACGGTTTCCATCTTGAGGAGCGAGGCATCGATGCCCGCGATTCGGCGGCCAAGGCTTTCCCACCAGCGCGGCTCCGCCAGATCGGCGGGCAGCTTGCCCTTGATGTTCGCGGCCGCGTCGATGGCCTCCTGTTCGATCGCCTCCCACTCGCGTTCCTGCTGCCCGTCGACAAGCGACTGCTTCAGGCGGCCGAGGTGCATGATCTGCTTGATGGCCTCATCGAGCATCAGGATGTCGTCGATCGGCATCTTGCTCCAGTTCGTCAGACCGAGCGTCGCCTCGAAGGTCTCGGGCACGACGACGTCGAAGCCCTCGGCCTCGCGCGCTGCGGCCCATGCGGCGAAGCTGCCCTTGCGGCGCTCGTAGATCTGGGAGCGGCGCTTAAGGTCGACCGCCTCCAGCAGCATTTGCGCCTGTTCGAGATAGTCCTGGTCAACGGCCTTGCGGGTCTTTGCCTCCGCGATGTCCTGCATGCGCTTGCGCGCGGTCTCCACCTCGTCGGCCGCCGCGTAGGCTTCCGCCGCCATGGCGTTGTTAAGCATCTGAAACTGCTTCTGACGATACGCCTCTGCGTGATCCCCGGCGAGCAGCGCGGCTTCTGCCGCCTTCGCTGCGCGCGAGGCGTTGCGCCCGTGACGGACGAGGGCGCCGGGGGAGGCGACGTCGATCCACTTGCCAGCCCGGACCTTGCCCCGCGCCCAGTCACGCGCAACCTGGTACGGCAGCGGCCCTTGCCCCGTGCGCTTGCCGAGCGCGCGGATCTCCGAGGAGATGACCTCGCCCAGCATCTCCGACTGAACGGCGGCCAGCGCCTCCTGCTCGATGGAGCCGTCGTTCAGCGGATCCCCGTATCGGCGGTTCATTTCCGCATCGGTAGCGGTCTCGATCGCGCGCTCGCGCATGGAGCGCTTGTCGCCGTTCTCCCGCTCCTGCCGGTGGACGCGCTCGGCGCCGATCAGGGCCTCCAGCATTTCGGTAGCCGACGAATAGCCCGAAATCTCGGCGATGCTCTCCGGGTTCACGCCGCCCTCGACGTGGAGCGGCGGCACCCGGCGCGGGAGCAGGTCGAGCGCATCGAGGCCGAGGCGATCCGCGATCCATTCCCGGCTAATGCGCTGGCCGCCCTTCTTGGTGTCCATGGCGGCCATGGCGCGGAACAGGGGGCTCGCGTCGATGCGCTCCTCCTCTTCGGCGCGCACACCCTTGCGGGCCTCGCGGTAGCGCTCCGTCTCCCGGCGGCGGATCGTCGACATCACCCGGTCAAGCAGCTTGGCATGCGCCGCGGCGTTGGCGTCGCGCGACTTCTCCTGGTATGCGGCGAACTCCGTCTGCGTCATGCCAGCCTCGGCCGCATCCTTGAACAGATCCTCAATACCCTGCCGGTCCCGAGCCGCCGCGATCTCCTCGTCGCTGGCGAGCATGCGGTCGAACACCTCGCGGATCTCCGGCGTGATCTCGCTGCGCAACTGCGACACCGATCGATAGATCGACATCATCCACTGCCGCACATTCTCGAAGATGCGGTTCAGCGCCGTGGTGGGCGCCTTGCCCTCCATGAAGTAGCGCTCGATGCCGCGCGCGAACAACTCGTGCGCCTCTACGGGGATCGTGCCGTCCTCGGCGATGGCGTAGCCGGAGTGCGCGAACCACGACCGCACCGCGTCCCAGTCCGCGCGCAGCTGGTCAGGGGCATTGTCGAGCGCGGCGTCGGCGGACAGCTCCTCAAGCCAGACGTGCCCCAGCTCGTGGATCGGCGTGGACAAATCTCGAGACTTGAATAGCTCGATGACGCGGCGGTTCTCCTCGAACACCGCGCGGCCGCGCGCCTCTTGCCAGTATGTCGCAGACGGATAGTGCACCATCGTCTGCATCGACCGAAAGTCTTTGTTGCCCCCCTTGTTGTCGACGAATCCCAGCGACTTGTAGAACTTGGCCAGCGCAGCCTTTGAGGGGCCACCTTTCCCCATGGGTTCTGGCGTAAGAAAAACGGTCAGCTCTGCCGCGTCCGTCGCGGCGATGAAGCTCGCCAACCCCGACCGCGCCGCGCCGACGCCGCGCCGATCTACCGGCACGGACACCATAGTGATCTCTGCCGTCTCACCTGCACGACCAACCGTATAGTCGATAGTGGCGTCGCCGATTGTCACCGATTTCGCGCCAGGAGTGAGATCGATATTGCTTTGCTCATACGCCTGCCCCTCCTGGCTCGGCTGCGACATGGCTTCGACCGCGTCGCGGATCTCGTCGTCGGTCATGTTCAACGGCGAATAGCCCGCATCCTCCAGCGTCTGGCGCAGGTCCTCGGCCGAGGCGCGCACGTCATCGGTGCGCCATTCAGTGTAGGACGGGTTGCCCGCCAGTTCCTCGCCAATCGCGTCGAGCAGGCGCTGGGTATCGAGCGTGGACGGCCCCTGTTCGTTCTCGACGTTGGCAAGGTCAGGGAAGTAGCCGGCAGTGATGGCCGCCTGCAGGGTGTTGTCGACGCCGAGGTCGCCCATGCCAGACACGCCTCCAACCATGTCGCTCTGGCGGGGATCATAGCCGGTCAGGAAGCGGATCGGCACGCCCATCGCCGCGAGGTCGCCGCCGACGTCATTGATGCCGCCCCGCTCGCGAATGAACTCCAGCAGCGTGGGGCCGATGCCATAACGCGGGTTGGCGCCGGTGCGCAGCGCGTTGATGACGAGGTCGAGGCGATCCGCGCTGATCGCTTCGGCGACGCCCTCGGGCAGGATCTGGCGCACCTGCAGGTCGCCGAGGTCCTGCGGCGACAGTTCCATACCCAGCCGCTGGGCGCGGGTCTGAGCGCGCTGCACCGCGATCTCCGCGTACTGGCGGGCCACCGGAGAGGTGAAGCTCTGGCCGAACATACCGGCGACGCGGTCGACGATCTGGTCGCGGGTCGAGCGAGAAGCGCGGTCCTCGCGGTCCCGGCGCGCGAGTTCGTCGGCGGCATGCGCAACGACGTCGTCCATCGCCTCCTCGAACGTCTGGGCCTCTCGCGTGGACATGCCGCCCTGCGTCAGGCGCACATCGTCCTTGATGGCTTCCCACGCCGGGGTGCCGACCACATCGGTGAGGAAATCCTCGATCGGCATGACGACATCGCCGCCGCTGATCGCCGCCTCCTCGGAATTGGTAGCCCGCAGCGGGTCGTTGTCCGGGTCGTAGGCTTCCGACTGATTGTAGGTGCGGATCGCCTCGCCCGGAATGAACACCGAGGTCGCGCCCGCGTCGGCCGCCTGTTCGCGCACCAGCGTGCGGAAGGACTCGGGATCGCGCTGCTTGAGCTTCGATGCGCCAGCCGCCTTGGCCGCTTGGTCGAGAAACGAGCGCTCGCGCTTGGCCTGGCGCACCTCGGACACGCGGCCTGCGACAGAAGCGGTCGCATCAGTGGCACGGTGCAGGGCACCGACGATGCTCGCATTGCCCGCCACACCCCCGATCGTCGCAAGCGTGGTATCGAGCGCAGCCTTGGGCCGCTCCTCCAGATACTGGCCGACCGTCTTGTCGCGGTTCTCCGGCAGGTACTGCCAATCGGCGAGATCCTGCAGGATGGTCGCGACGTTCTCGCCTGCAACTTCCTGACCGAGCTCGCGGATGAACGCCTTGCCCAGCGGCGTCTTGCGCGAGATCATGTCAACGAGAGTGCTGGCAGGCAGGCGCTCTGTCACATATTCCGTTCCGCCCTGCGCGATGCCGTACCGGATCGCGGTCGGCGCATCGAGGCCAGCCTTTCGGGCATCGTAATAGGCAGGGCCGCCAACCGACGTTGCCATCAAGCCAGTGGCCAGACCGGGGCTGCGGGTCAGTGCCCCGATCGCGCCAGCACCGAGGGAGGGAACGAGCGATTCCAGACCCTGCCCGATGATCTGCTGCTGCCAATAGTTGCCGTACTGCTGGCGATTTCGTTCCGTGCGCTGGTCGGCACGCCCCACGCCCGCATCCCAATAGCTGGCCCGCGCCGCACGCCGTCGCTCCAGATCGCCGACTGTCACGTTTCCGGGCTGCGCGAGCGCTTCTAGCTGATCATACGCAGAGCCGACGGCCTCAGCGATCGAGGCATTTACCTTGGCGCCCTGCACCCCGAGGGCATCGAATGAGGTGCGCAGCGCGCCGGGGACCTTTTTGACCCAATCCCATGCCTGACCGAGGAGACTCAAATTCTCGTAGTCGTCCTGCGCCATGGCGGCGCTACGAGGATTGTTGGCTGCCCATCGCCCCACCGCAGGGTCGCGCCCGGCGAGGTCAACCATCTTGCGAACCTGCAGGCCGCGCTCGGCGGTGTCCTCGTTCCCCTGGACATCCGCGACGCTGCTGCCGGTGTCGCGCGCCAGCCGCTCAGTGCGGGCAACGGCATCTGGAGCGGGGGCGGAGAGGAGCCCGTCGCGGATTTGTGCATCGCGCTGCCGCTCCATCTCGCGATCAAGCCAGGTGCTCGACGGCTGCGAAGTGGATGGAAGGCGGGGCTGGCGCGCCCCCGGAAGATAGGATTCCAGTTCGGGGAATGGCGTCGACATAGGACCTCGCTTGACGAGGCGACCCTATGGGCGGCATGCAGCGGGTTGAATCGCGAGAGGTAATGGCATGGAACTCAGCGTCGCTGCATTTTCTTACGTGGCCGCAGCCTTTATCGGTTCACTGGCCGTATTCTCGATCATCACTTTCATTGTGCATCTTCTATTGCCGAAGGGCAGAAGCGCAGAATGGAAGGCGAACTGGACGCTGGCCGTTCTTATGGTATTCACAGCAATCCTATACGTCGGCGAGATCGGCTTACTTTCAACCCTTGGCTCGTTGGCCGCTTGTGTTGCAATCTGGGCAGGGTATCGGCAGCTTCTGCGCTATCGATCGCGGACCAATGTGTGATGCGAAAATCATACAGCCGAAAGGCAAACGATCGCGCCTTCTGGCAGGTAACCGCTGCTGCGCTAATATCGACAGCGATATGGGCCATCGTCGCCGACGAACCGGAGTGGCTTGAACGAGCGTGTGCGTATGTCGCCGCCTTCGCTACAATGCTATGGATGATTGCTCTACTCGACCGCCTTGGAGTCTGGCTTGGCTGGAAATACGAGGATTAGCTCCCCGGTTTCCCCATCGCTTCCCACGCCGTCGCAATCTCATCCTCGTTGGGATCGCGACCATTCGCTCGGCGGAAGCTGGACACAATCACTGAACGGTAATTCGGCGATAGCGCCTCGCTCGAACGCTTCGTGCCCTTGCTGGTGCCGATGCCGAGGAACGTGTTCTGCCAGGCGAAGTCCCGCGTCGCGTCGCGGAACAGTCGGTCATAATCAGCATCACTCAGCGTCTTGCCGCCCACGGCCTCATCGGCAGCGCGTGATTCCATGTAGCGCCGGACGCGGAAACCCTCGGTCGGGTTCTTGTCGACCTCGACGCCCACCCACTTCTTGGCGCGCGTAATGGCGCCGTCAATCTTGCCCCGCGTGTCCTGCGCCTTGGGGTTGCGCAGATCCTGCTGGGCCTTGACCTGTGCGGTCGCGATCTCGTCGTACTCACCCGGCGTCATGTACGCGCGGTACTTGGCCAGGTTGAGGCCCGCGAACTTGGCCTGATCGCCCAGGCCGCCGGCCGCCATGCGGTGCAACGCGACGACCGCCTCGCCGTTCGCCGTGGGCGCCTCCGCCTTGGTCAGCTGCTTCTCGATGTTCTGGAACTGGATCTTCTGGTCGGGGCTCAGCTGCGACCAAGTGGCCGGCGGGATCATCGACGTGCGGAACTTGTCACCGGCACCGGCAAGCAAGGTGGTGGCCGCCTCGTCGGCCGATCGACGCTGTTCGGACAGCAAACCCTCGTCGGTCGACATGCGCCGCGCCCAGACGTTGCGCACGCGCTTGGTCTGCTCCGGGGACCACTGCTCCGCCGCTGCCTTCTGGTCGATCTGCTCAAAGACGGCCGCCTTGTCCCACTGGCGGGGCGCGTTGCTGTAGACGCCCGCGCCGCCCAGCCAGCCCTTGGCTTTCTCCTTGTGGGCGCCAAGGATCTCGGCGACGTGGCTGGTCACCGTGCCGTTCCCGTCGCTGGCATTGTACCGGCCGGGCTGGCCCGCATTGATGGTGGAGTAGAGGTCCATCACGCCCATACCGCGCTTGAACCCGCGATCCTCCAGGTAATCGCCGACGGCCTTTGTCCACTCGGCCGGATCAGACGTCTTGTCGATGCCGTACTTCTTGCGTTCCGCTGGGCCGAACTGGATCAGGCCCATATACTGACCGCCCTTGCCGCCCATGATGGTCGGGGAGAAGGTGCCGCCGGTCTCGTAGGACATGACGGCAGCGACGTCGGAGGGATCGAGGCCGAAGCGTTTGGCCACATCGATGGCCACGCCCTGCCACGGCCCCGGAGCGGCGCCGACGGGTGCAGCGCCCTCGGTCGGCGCTACGGTGATCAGGTCGGCGCGATAGTCGTCGACGCGCTCCTGCAATGGACCCTGCAGACGGGCGAGCGTCTTGGTGTAGAGATCGCTGGTGATCTCGTCACGGTAGGCGCCCAGGTACTGGCCAACCTCGTCGATGTCGGGGTCGGCCTGCGCGAACATGCGATCGAGCACCCCCGCGTGCATCTTCGACATCGCCGCCTTCTCAGCCACGGCATAGGCGTCGGGCATGGCCGCCTCGTCGAAGCCATCGAACTGCAGCTGGCGTCGCACGCTGTCACGCAGCTGGAGCCCGGACTGGTCGCGGAACTGCGGGCTATCTGACGAGACCGCTGCATCAATCAGCGAATCCTGCTCGATCTGGAAGCTCGCGGACGTCTCCGCCCGGCTCTCGCCCAAGGCATGGCTGGCGCCCATGCGGCGCGCGGTGCCGTCGATGTCGAGCAAACCCTCCTCGATCATGCGGCGCATGCGGGGAGAGGTGGCAGAGTTGAGCGCACCTTCGCGGATCTGATCGAGGCCCTTGTCGAACCCCTCTTGCCCCGCGCGGGCAGCGCCCAGCTTGGTCCCCTTGTACTGGTCTACGGCGCTGGCGTACTGATTCCGGGCCTGCGCGAGCGCGAGACGCGACTGGGTTTCGTCGTTCTCGGCGTTGATCTGGTCCTGCTGGCTCAGGAGACGCGAAGCGCCAGCCAGACCTTCCGCGAGGATGCCAGCCGCGCCCGGGCCGCTGGGCGCCTGAAACCGCTCACCCGTGGTGCGGACGGGGCCGACCTGCCCAGGCTGATAGTTAGGGACACGGGGCAATTACTGGCTCCCTGCCTTCATCTTGCTGTACTGGTTAGCGGCACTGAGCAGAGACGATCCCACATCGAAACCGCCCTTCACCAGCGCGGCGGTGCCTGCCTGGCGCGACGCGGCGGCCTGACCCTTGTAGTTCGAACCGGCGATGTCATGGCCGCGCAGGTTCTCCGCGCCTTGGCGGTAGATACGGCCGACGTCCTCGCGGCTCAGCATCTCGGTATCGGCAACCACATCGGCGGCGGTCCCGAAATCCACACCGACACCGGCCGCAGCCGCGCGGGCGCGCTGGGCACCCTTGAGCTGGCCGACCTTGCGATAGTGGTCGAGCGCTGCCTCGCGGGTGTTCTGGAGTTCCTGCTGCCCTGCCTCACGCTCCATGGCTGCGTTACGATCGGCGATCTTCGCCTGAAACCGCGCTTGCGCATTGGCGGCGAGTGCACCGGTCGCGGCGCTGCCAGCCGCCATCACGGCGGCGGCGATGGGAAGTGCTGCAGGCCCGCACATCAGGCGCTCACCTTCTCGAAATGACGGAATGCCACGCCGCGCACGACCACCTCGTTCTCCTCGACCGTGAAACCCCAGCGCTCCAGAAGGCGGATTGCCTGGCGGTTGCGAGCCGACACTAGGTTGCGCAGCGTTGGCGATGAATCGCTCAGGCGCGAGACGAACCCCGGCCCCCACATCAGCAGCTCGCGCCCGTGGCGATAGACCTCGTCGGTTCCGAGAAACCACGGCGTGCCGATTCCGCTGATCAGATCCTCGACGACAACGCCGAACATCGCCTCGGGCCGCCCGTCGACCAGCGCGGTCCACGCCTTTGCGCTAGTGGTGTGCGCCAGCCGCAAGGCCGCCTTGGCGGTGCGGCCCATGGCAGCGCACTCCTCCAGGTCGATGCCACGCAGGCGGTTGGCGATCGTGTTGATGTGGCGGCGCTCCGCCGGAACCACCGTGACGCGGCTATCCATTGTGGAGCACAACGTCGGGCGCGATGCCAAGGACGGTGAGCGGGAGCGGCGCGGTGGAGCGGATCAGCACGTTGATGCCATCCGTCGTAATGTTCTCCATCGTCGCGACGTAGTCCCCGGTCATCAGGTCGTCGGGCGCGCCATATGCCTCGTCGACGCGGTTCTTGATGAGGTTGAGGTGCTGCTCGTTGATGCCCGCAAAGACCGACCGGCTATCCCGCAACGTCAGCACCGCGTCGCCTACCTGCTGGATGCGGCCGACGTTCCAGCCGCTGGACGGCACGTTCATGCGCAGCGGCAGGGTCTGGATATCCGCGGTGAACGGGATACCGAAGGTGACCTTGCTGGCGGTGGGCTTGATCGACGGCAGCGTGACCGAGCCATTCGCGACGACCAGGTCGAACACCGCGACGCCGTCAGCAAGCCCGGCGATCGTGCGGCCCTCCAGATGCCAAAGACCGGTGAAGGTGGCGCGCGGCTCGTCGAACTGAGCCGAGACGGCGCAGTCGAGAAACACGCAGTCAGACACGTCGGACCACAGGTGCGGCGCCAGCCGCTCGACAAAGCGCTTGGCCGTGCCCTGCACGTCACGCTCGACGATGAAGTACACCCGGTCCTCGCCGTCCTCGGAGATCGAGATGCAGTCGAGGAACTTTCCGTCGGTCTCACACAGGGTCCAGCCCCATACGTTCTGCTCCTGCTCCCAGGTGAAGCACAGCAGCGCGCCGTCGGAGCGGCAGGCCCAGATCATCGAGCGAGGCTCCTGCGCATAGCACCACGACACGATGGAGAAGCCCTCGAAGAAGTGAGGGGAGAAGATCGACACGTCGTTCGACTTCTGGCCGTCCACGTCGAACGAGTAGAAGATGGTGCGCACCGTGTTGCCGACCGACGGGCAGTAGAACACCACGTTGTCGACGACGATCGCCGGGAGCCGCGACGCGCCGCGGCCGATCTGCCGCTTCGGCGACGGCGGCGAATTGCCGACGAGGATGCCGCCCTGGCCATCGCCATCGATCGTGAAGATGGAATCGGACGAAAGCGCCAGCAGACCGGTGGTGCTGACCAGCTGGTTGATGGAGTTCACGCGTCCCGCGACGATGGTGAACGACAGGCTGTCATTCTCGCGCAGCGGCTGCGAGCGATCCATGTTCTCCAACTCGGCGGATCGCGACGTGTAGACCGCGTTCGGGGCATTGCGGGTGCGTGCCCACATCGAGCGCTGCTCGAACAGCGTCACGGTCGAGGGGTAGTCGGATGCGGTCTCGCCAAACGGGTTATAGGCTTCCGGCGGCGCCTGATCGAGCGCGGGGCCGATGTTGTCGTCGCGGAACGTCAGGCTCTCGGTCGTGCCGATGTACCCAAAGAACTGCGAGTTTTCCGCCTTATAGACCTTGTAGCGATCTCCGCCGCTGGCAGGCGCGGCGAAAGTGATCGTGTTGTAGTTGCGCTTGAGCGTCAGATCGTTGGTCGCGGCGGCCACGTTGGAAGCGCGGCTTTCAAGCCCGTTCTCGTCAATGGTGGTGACACAGTACCGCGCCGGCTGCGGGAAGTAGTTTTCGCCGTCGTTCTCGTCGTCGACGTTGGGCGTTGTGGCGACGGCCGCGCAGCCGGTCGGCGGCGAGAGCGCCGGGCCGAACGTCACGTCGATGAATTCCCACTGGGTGTGGCCCTCGCGCACCAGCTTAGCCGGGGCGTGGTCGATGTGGGCGAGATACATCGTGTCGGCGGTCTGCTCGAAATCGAGATCTGCCAGCTCGCTGCCGTTGTAGGCCGAGCCCACCTGATAGACGCGCGCGACACCCATCAGAGCGGGTCCGGTTCGGCGTAGTAGTCGCGCTTCCAGCTGCCGCCGGGCGCGATCACCGGCGGAGTAGGAGGCGGAACGACCGGCGGCACGACGGGGTCAACCGGATCGGGATCGGGCGCCTCGGTGCGGGTGATGCCACCCTCCGCCGTGGTGAAGGCGGCAAGGCCGGTCGTGTTCGCGTCGATGGTGAAGTTGCCCGCGTCGATTACGCTGGTCACCGTCCAGACGCGACCATTGAGGAAGTCGCCTAGCGCGCCCGCAATGCCGGTCAGGAAGACGCGATTGCCGACAGCGTAGCCGTGGAACGCGGCGGAAATACGGGCCTGCGCCGCGTTTGTGATCGCCGTGACGGTCAGTTCCGTCTCGATGAGGCGTCCGCCGAAGGCGCAGGGGCTCATGTAGCCATGGCCCATCTCAAGGGCATAGGTCTGGGTCAGGGAGAACTGGAACGGCAGGAGACGGTTCGGCTTACTGTAGTCCAGCACCTCGGCCACCAGGTGCGTACCGGGGCGCTTCGTCAGGCCGCCGTATTTGAGCACCATGACGTTGCGGGCGCGCTTGACCGCCGAGGTGTAGGCGTCAACGTCGAACCGGCCGTGGAGGTGCGGGGCAAGCTCGCCCTTGCTGAAATTTGGCTGTGCGCTGCGGAAATTCGCCATCAGAGCATGCCCATGCGCGCCAGCTCCGCCTCGGACACATAGGTCACCTGGCGCTGCGGCATCTTGTTCTCTTCGTGGGCGATGGCGTTGCCGCGCGATTCGCGGGCGAGGGGGATAAGGGCCTGCTTGACCTTGGGGTCCTTGGTCAGCGGCATCGAGATCCGCACCGCCAGTTCGTTGACAAATGCCTCCTGCATCAGCCCGCCCAGCTCGGATGCCTGCAGACTGTTCGTGGTGTAGATGAGCGTCGCGGTCGCGACGTTGCTGTAGAGCTTGTCACCTTCCAGAAGGAAGCGAAGGCCTTGCCCGTCCTGCAGCGGGAAGTTGTACGGCCCGCCCTCGGGCAGGCAGGTGGCGGGATCGTCCTTCCGGCGGATGGCGAGCGGCGTCTCCATGTCCGACGGCTTGGCGTAGGCATAGAGCCATTCGGACGGGCGATCGTTCGTGATCGCCGCGAGCACCACGCGGCGGCGGCCCAGCGGCATGTTGTCCGACCACGCGATCATCTCGTTGAGGAGGGTCTGTGCGAAGCGGACGCACTGCTTCGATTCGGGCGTTGCCTCGTTGAGGCTGGCGATCTCGCCCTTGGCGATGTTCGCGAGCGCCCGGTTACAGAGTTCGATCAGGCTGGCCATGGCGCGGGTGTACGGCGGCACCCGATGCCGTTGAATCGCTCAGGTCGAGGCGACGTCCGAGCGGGCAACGGCGATAACGGAAACGACTGAACCATTCGCCGATCCGCCGAACACGTTGTAGCCGGTCAGGGCGGTGACGATCGCGTTCACGCCGGTGATCACACCGGAGAGCAGGGTCAACAGGGTGGATAGCGCGGTCAGCTGGGGCAGCACGCGGGCGCGCATGCCTTCGACGGTGACACCGTAGTACTTGCCGTTCGCATCCTGCTGCCAGGTCAGGCCGCGCAGGACGAGCGGCGCGATCCAGCAGCTGCGTCGGTCTCGGTGAGGTTGAGCCCCGGCTTCTTGGTGAAGCTGCGTGAGAACAGGGCAAATGCCTGCCCGTTACTGCCGAGCGTCACATAGGTGGTGCTGGTCAGGCGCGGATGGGCGTGGCCCTCCTGGGAGAAGCGCATCGGCGCGGTGCCCGCTGCACCGCCAATCTGCTCCGTCGCCGGGGTCGCGGTCGATGCCTGCGGAATCGCGCTGGTCGATGCGGCATCCGGCTTGAAGGTCATACGATCCACCACGTGGCGCCGTCGCACATCACGGTGAGACTGGCGTATTGCGGGGTGATCGCCTTGGAGGCAGCGCCGTCGATGTTCGCTGCGGCCGCGATCGACACCGTGTTCGCGCTGGCATCGATGCGCTTGACGCACAGCTGCCGCCCGTTCTGCGGCGCGGGCATGGTGACGGTGACGTTTCCGGCCGTGGCATCGACGAGGATGAGATAATCGGTGGCGTTGACTGCCGTGTTCGCCGTGACGGCGCGGACACTGAGGGTCAGGTGCCCATCATGCGCGGCCACCATGGCGGCCTGCAGCGCATCGATGTCGGCCTCTGCGGTGTCGAGCCGGCCGTCGAGGGCTACCACCCCGGCCTCAAGCGCGTCGGTGCGGGTATCTAGTCCGGAGACCGCAGCGTCGATCGCGTCGGCGCGGCCATCGAGCGTGCTGATGCTGACTTCTGCCGCGTCAACTCGCTCCGAGAGCGCATTAACCTGCTTCACCGATGCCGCTCGAACCGGCCCTGGTGTGACCTGCTCGCGCCGCACCGGCTGGCTGGACTGGTTGAGGGGATTGCTTTGCCGCTGCTGCATAGCGAAGTCGGCCCGGGCGGGAGAGGGTCGCCCGGGCCTTCCCTCGTCAGCCTTCCGCGTCGTGCGCGCGGATGGCGTCGGCCAGATCGTCCTTGGTCTTGTTGCCCGTGGGGATCTTGCGGGCGGTGGCGATGGCCTTGAGATCGCTCAGGCTGAGCTTCCCATAGGCGTCGTCTTCCGGCACATCCTTTTTGGGCTTGGGCACCCGCTTGTCGGCGGGGATTGCCTCGCCCTTCTCGTCGAGCCAGGTATCGCCGGTCGGAACGGTGTCCTCCACGGCGAAGGTCTCGCCGGGGTAGACCATGCGGCCTTCGTCGGAGACGTAGACCGGCTCCGAGGCGGTGTAGGTGATCTTGGTCATTATGCGCCTCCCACGGTGCGATTGGTCTGGCGGCCTGCCACGGCGCCAGCGGTGATCGCGCCCGCCGTCGCGGTGCCGACCACGACGTAGTTGAGGCGCGTGTACCGACGACGAAGCCCCTCGGGGAAGTCGTTCGGCACATGGAACTGGAATCCAGCGACCAGTTCGGCTGCGGGAACCGCACGGCTGCTCTCGACATCCTGCCAGGTCGAGTTGTCGGCCGAGGTCTGGATGACGACCTGCAGCGAGGTCAGGCCCGCGAACGCCGTGACGACGCGGACGGAGAGCGGCACGCACTCCTCGCCGATACCGATGTCACGGGTGAGCGGGGTGCTCGAACCGACGGGGGTTCCGGTGACACCATGGTCGATCACGTTGGTCGACGGGGCGGTGACGGTGACTGCCTGCGCATCGCTGAACAGGAGAGTGTTGTCGTAAATCATAGTGCTTTACTCCTGTGGCCGGCCGCCGAAGCGGGCCGGCCGGGTTCAGGTCACGCGACGAGCGTTTCCGCGTTGATGAGAGCGTCCGTCTCGCGGATTGGCATGCCGCGCCAGGACTGGACCTCCTCGCCGAACAGCTCTATCGGCTTGAGGCGAACGAAGTTGTCGACGCCGGGGCGAGCGTTGGTCGATTCCGCGTCGAGCGCTTCGATCATCGTCTTGTTCATGTAGATGACCGTGCGGCCCGGGCTCATCTCGCCTTCCTTCTCCATCTTGTAGGAGCGGCGACCCTGCAGGCGGTAGTACGCCTTGCGCATGAGGGAGTTGAGCGAGACAGTACCGGCGATCACGTCGGACACGTCGATGTTCGGAATGCGCGCGTTGTAGCGCCAGTCCTTCACCGTCAGGCCGATGTGCTGGGTGAACATCTCCTCCTTGACGAAGTAGGGGTCGCCGTTGGCGTCAAGCACGCGCTGCTCGCCCTTGTCCTCGCGCTGTACGCCTGCGGCGATGTTCTCCGGCGTCAGGATCGAGGTCTGGCCGTCGCCGTGGGTCACGAACCAGATCGAGGTGTTGTCCGAACCGGCGCCACCGCCCGGGATGACGTTGGGGTTCGAGAGCGAGTTGTAGCGCGGCGCGAGGCCGTGGAACTGCTTGCCGTTGATGAAGACGTTCGAATAGAACACCGCGCTCTCGGTGGTCTGCGACATCGTCTCCATGAAGCCCTGACCCTCGACGAGGCGAAGCTTGGCGGCCTGCTCGGGCTTGAGCTTGAGCAGACGGGTATCGACGCCCGACAGGCCTTCGATGAAGCCGGTCGAGTCCTCGACCTGCGTGTAGTTGCCCTTGCTCTGCTTGATGCCCTGGTAGAGGGCGCCCCACGACACCGACGGCAGGCCGGTGCGGATCGACGAAGCGTGCTTCGTGCCCTTGTTGCAGGTGATGACGTTGGCGTCCTTCATGAACGGCGTCAGCTGGGTCAGGCCCTCGACGACATCGCCGATGCCGTCGCCGCCCGCCTTCAGGACGTCGATCAGGTTCCAGTAAGTGGTGCCGAGAATGGCCATGGTATTGTCCCCTTAGTCGTTGGGATAGAGCCGCTTCTCGGGCGAGAGTTGGCTGGGGGGTACTGCGCCGGGGCGCGGGAAGCCGTCTTCGGAGACCATCTCGCCGATCCTGCGCATCATGCGCACCATCTCGGGATGATTGCCAAAGCCGGTGTCGGTGAGCGCTTGGCGGAACTCGTGGCCCGTCGGGTAACCGAGGGCATCGAGCGCCTTGGCGCTAAGGTGCAGGGACTCGTCGAGCTTGCCGCCGCCGATGTCCGGATCGGAGCGGGTCGCCTCCGCCCAGTCGGCCTTCTGCTTCGCCCCGGCATCGACGATGCTCTGCAGCGTGGCGTCGGCGACGCGGTCGCGGAACTTCGCGGCCTCGGGCATCAGCTTGTTGGCCTGGTCGTTCGACAGGCCCAGCTCCTTGAAGACGGGCGTTGCCTCCTCGATCGCGGCGGCGTCGAGGTCGAGCCCTTCGACGGTCAGCTCGTAAGCTTCCGGCACGATGTGCTCGGGAGCGGGCGGGTCCTTCGGTGCGTTGGGATCGGCCTGCGCAGCGGGGTCAGCCGGAGCCGGATCACCCTCATTCTTCGCTACCGCACCGCCGAGCAGCGAGGTTTCGGGCTCGGACGCGGGCGGGTCTCCCGCGGGCGCGGACGGCGCCGGGGTCGGGGAAGGATCGGCGGCCGGGTCCGAAGGCGCAGGCGCGGGAGTGGGCGTCGGGGTAGGCGCGGGGTCACCGGCGGCGGTGCCCGCATCATGGTCGGGCGCGCGCAGCAGGCGGCCGCGCTGGCGTTCGATCGGGGTCGGGCGGATGCCGGCGAAGCGCGCATAGGCGACAGGGCTAGTCATCATCGCCGAGGTCGGCGTACCGGTCATACTTGGGCGCTTTGTCACGGGTTCTCTCCTTCGGGGCGGGGTTCATCGCTTCGCGGATCGCGGCGTTGATCGTGGCCAGAGCCCCGGCAGTGCGGAGCGCTTCAGGCTGGCCTTGCTCGACCATGAGCAGGATCTCGAACCCCAGGCTCCGGCGCCCCTCGGTAAAGCTGAGGTCACGCTGTATCGGCCCATGAGCAGGACCCTCATGGCTGAGGATTCCAGCGCTTTGAATCGCGGCGAAAAGGAAGCGGCGGAACGGGGCTTGCGCGAGCAGGTGCTCGGCGTCTTCGCGAGAAATTTCAGTCATTCGGGTAGAGCCTCGCCTCGACAGGCAGTGTCAGGACGGCATCGGGCTCGCGCTCGCTGAAATAGCCCTTGAGCCCGTCGGCGCCGAGGTTGCGGACATTCCAGTCCGATGCCTTGAACTGCCACTTACCGTCAGGGCCTTCGGCCCACTGACCCCCGCGTCGCTGGGCGTTCGAGTACTTGCTCTCTTGCGAGAACGTCGGGTGGTTCGGCTTCTTCCAGGTGTCGGGCAGGTGGCCGTTAGCGGCCTCCTCCGCGTTGTCCTTCCACGCGCCGCGCAGATCGTAGTCGAACGTATCGCGATCACGACCATTCGCCTTGGCCCACGCCTGAAACTTCGCCTCTTCCTGCGGGCTCAACTGCGTGTTGAACTCGGCGGTCATGTCCTGCGGCTCCGCCATCAGGCGCCGATCATCGCGTCGAGCGCCGGGCGACCGCTGATGTCGGTCTCGGACAGGAGGCGCGCAGCATCGGCACCGTCGCGCACGGCGGGCATCATCGCGGCTGCCTGTGCCATCTGCTGCTGCTGCGCCCGGCCTGCGCGGATGGCCTCGACGTCCTTGGGGTCGCGCAGGATGCGGCCCGGCACGCCGAGGCGGTCGTAGTACTCGCGCAGGGCCTCGTCGGTATTGACGTTGTCGAGCACGTCGGGTGCGGCGGCGGCGAGGTTGCCCACCATGCCCAGGGCGCGCTCGATCTGGCCTGCGCCGACGGCGCGCTGCATGCGGGCGAGGATCGACACGAACTCGACGACGATCGCCGCGCCGCCCATTTCGGCCAGTGCAGCGGGCGCGGGAGGCAGAAGGCCGCCGCGCAGCATGATACCCCACACGCGATCGATAGCGACGTGCAGCTTCTCGCCGTTCACGCTGTCGATCGTCGGACCGAGCTGGGTCAGCTTCTCTTCGTTGCGGCTCGCGATCTCCTCGATGTTCCGGGGCTGGATGCCCCGCATGTTGGTGATGGCGTTGAAAAGGTCCGCGTAGGAGGCGCTGTCGACCTGCAACTTGATCTTATCGATCTTGCCCTCGATCGCCGCGATGACCTGGTACGGCATCGAGTAGGCGGGCATGGCCGCGTACTGGTCGAGGTTCACCACAGACCGCACCGCGCCGGGCTCGCCGGTCACCCGAATGCCTTGCTTGACCAGCATCTCCGGCTTGACCAGCTTGTCGGTCGCTTCGTTCAGGCGCTTGGAATGGAATTGCAGTTCGCGCAGCGCGGGCAACGACTCCATGCCGGGCGATCCGCCGTAGGTATCGCCGCCGACGGTGCCCCAACGCGGCGCCCAGAACGGCTGCTCGTTGTAGCCGCGCACGTCGATCATCTCGCCGCGCGGTGCCTCGGGCAGCCAATACAGCGAACGCCACGGCTTCGAGCCAAAGCGGCGCGGGTCGAAGTCGAGGTTCGGCTCGATCAGGTTGTAGTAGGTGAAGACCTCGTCGGAGCGCTTGCCGGTGTAGGCATCATAGACCAGCTTGGGCGCCTTGCCCTTGAACGCCTGCACCATCTGGCGCGCTGTCATTGTGCATTCGCGCGCCAGCGTGTCCGGGGTGAGCGCGTCGGAGAGACCGATCCAGTACTCACCCGCCGTCAGTGCGTGCGATACCGCGCCGGCCGTGTTGTGCTCGACCATGACGCACGCCTCGGTGCCGAACAGGCCCATCTCCGAGTAGCCGGACTTGGCGGCGGCGTAGAAGTTGGTGCGGGCGAGGAAAGCGTACATCGCCTTCTCGCAGTCCGACAGCCAGGCGCGCACGCCGGGCAGCTCGTTCAACTCCTCGCTGGCCAGCTTGAGCGTGAACCACGGCGCCGACGACGGCGTCAGGCCGGAAGTCATGCCGTTGGCGAGCGTGCGGAAGGATTCGATGCCGTGCGGGTCGAGCAGGCGACTGTTGCGGACGCGGCGCCGCGTGCCCTTGTTCTGCTCGGATGCCAGGAAGCGCGAGCGCGCAGGCTGGGCGAAGCGCGCGATATCGCGCCACTCCGCCTCGTAGTCCGATCGCACGCCCTTGAGCGCTTCCAGCCTGATCTGGCAATGTTCCCGCAGGCCAGTCATCAGCCGAGCGTCGGCGTCCCGACCGACGGCGAGCCGATGGTGCCCTGCGGCGACGTCATCAACCCGGCGATGATCGCGCGGCGCTGGCGGCTGTTGTCGGTCGAGCCCTCGGGCGCGCCGTTGTCCGGCAGCTTCATCGCCTGCCGCTCAGGGACAGACGAGATGTCGGGGGTGCTGGTGCACATCAGCGAGAGGCCTCGGCAGCACGATGTAGCTTCTCGCGCAGCAAGTATCCCTCGAATGCCCAGATCTTCTCGCGAGCGTTTGCCCGTGCGATCTTTTTCCCAATCTCAGGGTCGAAGTTTTCCGGGCTGGCGCACGCGCTTTCTCCGGTGACGGTGAAGCCATTCCGGAGAACGAGCACACAGAAGGTCAGCAACGAGAGCTGGGTGGCATGCTCAACACCCTGCGCTTCATGACCCCCGCGATAGTGGCCATCCACCCCATCTAAAGCGGTGAAGTAGTGCTCGCTCGCAATCGAGTGGTCAATCAGTGCCGGGGTGAGGCGCGGGGCAGTCAGCCCTTTCGCCTGGATCTCGCCTTCGATAGCCGCTTCGTTGGACATGATGCCTCCTGTGGTCAGGAGGCGGTATGCAGCCGCTCAGTCACGCGTTGAATCGCGGGCGCCCCGCCGGTGAGGACGGGGCGCTGCCGCTCAGTCGTGCATGTAGCGTGCGACCGTCGCGCCGTGGCGGTTCATGACGAACACGGCGCCGAAAGGACCGGAGATGTCGAGCGTGATGGCCTCGCCGGGCAGATCGCTTTCAGCGAGGATGGCGCGGACTTCCCCGCGAGCCGGGCAACACACTTCGCCCTCGGACTGGAAACGGGTGACCTGATACGCTTCGAACGTCCGCTCGGACCCGTCCGGGCCGCGATGTAGTACAGTGAGCATTATACTTCTCCTTCTGGATACCCTCTCGGGCGACAGAAGGATGCAGGCAGTCAATCGAGTATTGAATCGCGCCCAGCATTGTCCCGCTGGTCAATCAAATGATCGAGTGCAGCAACGACGCCCTCCTCGTCGAATTCGAAGAACACCTCCAGTGCATCACAGATGCGGTCTAGATGCTCGACAGGGATAGAAGACAACGCCTCAGGCAAAGCGGGCACGCGATCCGGGTTCAGAACGCTCGGCGACTTTGGCATCGTCACCACTCCTCATCGCAGCCGAAGCCTATCGGGCGCGGCATGCGCCATATCTCATTGCCGTGCGGGTCGAGCAGGCCAGTGCGCACCGGCTCTTGTACATCGACGACAGGCACGGGCTCAAGGCGCTGCCCTTCCCACCAGTCATCGGCGGCAGCGTCGTGCGGGCGCGAGACGTATCGCGGCACCCTATCTCTCCTCGGGCGGCCAGCGAACGTGCTCGCCCGGACGAGGCATGAACATCTCCGCCGGGTCGACGCGTTTGCCATCGACGGTCAGGGTCATGCCGTAGCAGTTAAGATCGACCAACTGCCTGTCGCGCTCCTCGATCATCTCAGGCGTGTTGAGCACTGCTGCCATCTTGTCGAGCCATTCACGCACGGCCGGGTTTTCGTTGAGATCGGGATCAGCCAGCTTGAGCACGACGCGCATAGTCAAAGCCCCCGATACGGATCATAGGTCGGACGCGAAGGCTCCGGGCATTCAGGCATCTGCTCGCCCGGCCTTTCGTTGTACCGTCTGCGCAGCGCGTCCAGGTTGTTGGCGATCCAGATGCGCGGATACCCGCGCCCTGAAAGCGACTGGAGCCAAGTTTCAAAATCCGCATCACAGGTCTGCATAGGGGTCGTAGCCTCCTGATCGGTGCAGTTCGTCCCACACCTCTGCCTTCACAGTGGCGAGGTTCGCGAGGCAGCACGCATCGCCATCGTCCGGCGAGTGTCCGAGCCGCTTCTTCTGCTTTTCCTTCGCCTCGATGTAGATGCCGCCGGGCCGAAGCTCCCAACGATAGCTGGTGAGGTCGCGCCGCAAGCGGGGATCGGGCGGCAGCGCAATCGGCTTGGCGTTCTGCGGGTCGAGCGCTTCCCGCATACCCCAAATCACCTCGGCGCGAAGGTTGAAGAACTCCAGCGTCCCGTCTGTCGTCCTGCCGTTCGAGCCATTCGCGAAGTTCACGGGCGCGACCTGCACGCCGTTCACCGTCAGGAAGTTGCAGCACGAAAGGCCCCAGCCAATGACGTCGGCATGGACGACGGCACGATCCTTTCGGTTCTCGATCACCCGGGCCGCCGCGATCGGCCCTGCCCGCTCCTGCGGTATCTCGATGCCGGGAATGCGGATGGGCATCGCGAACCATGTTCCGTGCCGACGATAGATCGTCATGTTGTCCTTGCCGCCCGCAGCCGGGTCCACACCCATGCTGTCCATCGGGCCAGGCGCATCCTTCGCGACCCAACGGTCCATGGCCTGATCGATCCACGTCGTCGGGATCACCTGCCACGGATCGTCCTCGACGCCCGCATTGAAGTCACCCTCCAGCATCTGCGAACGCAGCGGTTCCGGCAGCGACTGCAGCGTCTGGATGTAGCCCGAGCGGACATAGAAGTAGTTATCGGTGACGCGAGACGGCACGAACGTGCGCGAACGCGGCGAGATCACCTTCTCCGGTGAGAATTCGCTCGGGTCGAAGTCGTACAGCGGTTCGCCCTTGAAGATGACGAACGATCGGTCATCCGGGCATTCCACGTCCTGCCCCTTGATCGTGGTGAACCAGCGCAGTTCGCCGGGCTTGGCCGGGTTCGGATGGTTCGGATCGAGCCACGGCGCGAAGTAGCCGATCACCCAGCGCCCCTCTGTGGTCGTCGGCGGGTTGAACGTCATCAGGACGCGGCAGCGCTGGGCGGGATTGTTCGAGCGGGTCCAGCCCATCGTGAAGCGCACCTGCGCCTCCCGCTGCTCAGTGACCTCGTCATAGGCCTTGAAGTCGTGCGGGCGGCCCTGCCACTTCTGGTGATCCGTCGGGTTGTCGAGGCCAGCGAACTCGATAAGTCGGCCGTCCACCTTCCATGCTGATTTCTGGCTGTTGTAACCATTCGTTGAGCCGAGAATTTCGGTAAGGCGTTGGACCAGGCCATCCGTCTGTGCCTTCTCGCGACGGAAGATGGCCGAGCGCTGGTGCTCGGTCAGCGCCAGGCCCGCGATTAGGTCAGACTTTCCGCCTCCTGCTGCGCCACCGTACCCTGTGATGAACGCAAGACTGTCCGCTGCCTCTGACTGGCGGCCTACCTGCGCGCGCCAAATGTGTTCGGACAGGTCATTGTCCAGGAGGCGCTTGATTTCCTCGCGCTCCTCCGGCGTGGCGGCCTCCCAAAGCGCATCGAAGTAGCTGGGATCAGTCAGCATCATCCTGACCCTTGCGACTTTCGATACCAGCGAAGATCGCAGCAAGGCGGGTGGCGCGCTCGACATCACCCATCGGCAGCTTTTCACCGTCGGCGTCGGCCAGTTTGACCATGGCCGCCTCACCGTACTTCTTGGGCATCAGCTTAGACGCGATCCACTTGCGGGTATCGAGCCTGATCTTGGACCGCTGGACGTGCTCATGGTTGAGCACCTCGTCCTCCGTGCCGTCATCGCGCTCGCGGGTCTGCCAGTCGTTGGACCCATCGTCCGCGATATCGAGCATTTCATCGACGAGCGTTTCAACCTGCACTTCTCGCGCACGCATGTATTGGTCCCGAAAATCTGCGAAGCGATCATCCGCCAGCCAGCGGAAGACCGTTGCTTTTTCGGGCATGTCATCTTCAAGGCAGATGTTGCGCAGGCTCCGTCCGCTCGCGAGACCAACAAAGATGCGCGTTGCAATCTCCTCGGAAAAAATAGAGGGGCGTCCGCGCTTCCCGCTACCGTGGCGAACCCCGGCGATAGCCTCCTGAATATCGGCACGCGCGAGCAGCTTGGCGGCATTGGTCTCGGCGACCCTGGCCGAAGTCTTGTACCCGGCGCGCAGATAGGCCTGCGCACCGTCCAGATCGAGCGCGTACTCCTCAGCAAACCGCTGCATCTTACCAGTAAGGGCCATCAGCCAAGCGCCTCCGGCTTGGTGCCCTTCGGATAGATTGTGACGGGACGGCCACGCCAGACGAACCGGACCGGCCGACCGTGGCGATCGGCCAGCGCCTCCGCCTCATCCATAGTTTCCGCAACCAGCGCGAGCGAGGCGGCAACAGGCGCAAGGCCGTCATCAACCGCTGCGATCTCACGGGCGTCATCGAGCACAGTGCTAACGCCGACGTCGACCGACTTGAGCACAGGCCGCGCCGTAGCCCCGACTAGCGCCTTCTCCAGCGACCAGATGAGCCCGCGAGCACCGTCCTCAGGATCGCAGACGAACGTAACAGGCCCGGTCGTGAAGGCGCTAGGCTGTCCCGCGTCGTCATAGTAGACCTCATGCAGGGCAAGGTGATCGCCGTGATCGATGATACGATAGTTCCATTTCATCAGATTGCTCCTCGACGCACAGGCACCTTCGTCCCCTTAGGCCGCGATCCTGCCCCGCATCCTCGGGGAACATGCGATTTCGACGTGTGCTGGTTCGAAGCCTTCTTGGTCCACTCTCCCGTAGCGCAGATCTTTACCCGCCTGAATCGCTGAAACCGAATGACCTCGATGAGCCCGCGAGCCTCAAGACGGCGCACCACCATCGGTGGTACGCTCGCGGACTCGCAACCCAGCAACATCTCAAGATCGAGGTTGAGCGGGCACGGCTCACCGGCGGCGGCGGCGCGGCAAAGCGCGTCATAGACGATGGTTTCGAAGGGCGACATTTCGGTGCCCGTGCGGGGGTTGATCGATCGCATAGTCAGGTCTCCTGCGTCGGTGGAGATACCGACTTCTCGTCGAGCACGATCATGGTGCTCTCATCCCTTGTTTCGCCTTGCCGCGTCCAACCGCCACGGCATGCGTAGAACGAGCCAGCGTGAATGCTCAGTTCGCGTGAACCGTCGTGCAACTTGCCCAGAAGGGCCTTCTCGGTCTGACTTGTCGGAGTGAGGACGATCTGTTCCCGGCCGTCCTCGATGTAGAGCGCGATCTTCATTCGCCAGCACTCCCGGCCCGACCGGTAATCCGAACGGTGTAACCCTTGCCGAAGCCGCCGCAGACGACGCCGGATACCGGCGCCCCAGCCGCGTTCCGACCGGTCCACCTCTGCCTGAACGTGTCGTCGCGAGAACAGCCGAACCAGGCGTGATCGCCGAGACGAACATCGGTGAACCCGAAGTCCTCGACAGCCCCGCGCAGTTCGGCAGGGTTCGGCGCGCAGCCAGCGAGCGCGAGAGCGGCGACAGCCGCGATGATGCGCGTATTCATCAGAGATCTCCTCGGGGCTCGATGATCGAAACTTGAACCTTCTGCCGCATCTTCCCGCTGACCGGGCGCCCGGCCTTGCTGTGCGTGATGCACCGGCGCGTCAGGCCCGACGTCGCCATCGGGCTCGTGCACTCGAATTCGGCCCCGCACTCGGCACACGGTGCGCGCCAGCGCAGCAGGGTCGTTGCCGTGCCGTCGCGCCGGGTATGCGGCACCAGCGCGGTCAGGGTGAACGCCTGATCGTCGAGCATCACAACGGTGCCCAGCGGCGGCTCGCTCTCGAACGAAATCATCGGCTCGCACCCCCAAGGCTCGATGGCGTCGGTGAGGGGGGAAAACCCCCTAAAGGGTTTTCTCCCCTCCCTCCTCGGCCACCCCGGATCGACGGGTAGATTCGGGAATGGGGTTTTTCAGTCGAAAGGTGGTGAAAACTGGCAGAACTCTGCGACTTTTGGGCATGATTCGGAAAACCGGTCTTTTCAGGCCGATTACAGGCGTTTTCGATGCGCTCCGAAACTGTAGCAAAAACTGTCGCACGACTGTTGCAACAGTTTCCCGAAACCCGCAGATTTCCGCCGCTTTCCGCTGACGCTGCTACAGTTGCGACATCGGCTACAGTCATCGGATATCCCCTTGTGAAATGACGTCCCAGATGAGCGCCGCGCCCCGACGGTCGAAGGGCTGCGAGGACGCTGGCGAATGGCGAAGGAAGCGGTTCGGCGGACCCATCCGGTTGCCGATGACGATGACGTCATGATCGATGCTCTCGATCTCCCGGCTTTTCAGCAGGACGGCGACACCCATCAGGCCGACACGCCCCCGCAACTGCGGAGGCGAGCCGAACAGGTCGAGCACGGTCCAGCCGCAGGCCAGCGCTATGTCCAGCCATTTACTTGCGACGTGACGCAAATCTTTAAGTAATTCGAACCACTGTTCTTCATGCATACTTGATGGCGCGCGCCTACATTCCAGCGCGTCGAGAGCGGCGTGGACCTGCTGGATGCGCGGGTCCGCAGCCTGCGGCAGATTGACGGAGGGGCGGTCCCGGGGCTCATCCCAGCCGAAGCCGGTGGCGTCGAAGCGTTCAAAGGTCATGCCGCGTCCTCGGGATAGATGACGGTGTAGACGTTGCGCTCTTTGTGCTTCGTGCTTCGTGCCTTGAACTCCCCGCCACCCTTCACCTGAACCAGATGCCCGGCATCCAGCAGCAACTGGATCGCTCGCGTAAGCACAACAGCCGGTCGGACGTTCTTGGGGGCATGCTGGCTCAACCAGCGCTTGCCGACACAGGCCAGCCTCTCCTTGCGGACGAACTCGACGAGCGTCTGCGCGTTCTCGGAATCCTCATCGACAGACCCGGCATTGAAGAGCCGCAGGGCCTCGGAAAGATAGTACTGGCCAAGGGCGATCCCAGCGCGCATCGCCGGTACGGAGATCCCGTCCCGAACGACGTGCTCACCACCTTCGAAGTAGGAAACGACAGCGGCCAGCCGCAGCGCGTGCTGCGCCATTTTCGACGCTAGGTCGCTGACCTCGGCCAGAACGCCGTCAGGCCCCTGTTGCTTTTCGAGGTGGTCGCTGAACGCGATCCACATCGCGCGCGCCTCGTCTTGAAGTTGGACAGTCGAGAACTCGAGCTCCCGCGTCTCCGGGTTCATGCGGGAAAATGCGCCTTGCAGCAGGCTGCTCAACCGCGACTGGTACGCAGCGAGATCGTCTTGCGACTTCTGCGTTGCGTCCTTCCACAACCGCTGGCCCTTGAGGCTCTTCGGGAATGTGATGAGCATGCGGCTCATCATTCCCTGATCGCGTAGCGCCTTGTTCGCGAAGAGCTTGGTTGCCACGCCGGGTTGAACCATCAGGTGCAGCGACATGCGCCGGCCATCGAGGATCTTCGTCACGTCGCCGCCGCGCACGCGCTTGATCGGCTTCCCGTCCCACAGCTGGGAGAGCATTGCCCCGGTCTTGGCCTGCTGCTCATCCTGCATGCTGTAGCCGCCGAGGAACTGAGCGCCCTCGTCAGAGAACAGGCCGATGGACGGATACGCTTCGTCGAGCAGTTTCACGATGCCCTCGATCGTTGGTTCCTCGACCAGCAGCATCGGCAGCGCTGGCGGGGTCGGAGCGGTCCCGCAGGCCTCAAGGTCTTCCTGAATCTGGAACCGGCTCTTCTTGCCCCGTTTGGCCGCGCTTACAGCGGCATCGTGAGCGGCCTTTTCGATCGAGAAATGTTGCTGCTTCTCTTCGAACCCGTCCCGAAGTTCCTTCTCGCGCCGGTAGATCGGCCCGAGGGCGCGCTTGTCGCAGCTGGACTTGCGGTCGCCGCTGGCGGCCACGGTGAAGAGGAACAGGGATGACGGGATCACCTCACCCGTGGGCATTTCGATCTCGATCCGGGTTTGCGCGACAATGGCGCAGGCCCCCAGCACGGCCTGCGCAGCGATGGACGTCGGTATCTGCACAATGTCGACCAGACCTTGAATGCAATCGGCCAGCCGGGGCGGCAGAGCATGCAGCGGATATTCCTCCGGATCACCGACGGTGGGCTTGAACTCAATCGGTTCTCCCCGGACCTCGCTGGGCGGGTCAAAATCACGGAAGTCACCTTCGAACGTCATGCGCGGATACCCCGCCACTCGTCGTTCCAATCCTTGAAGTCCTCCGGCGGAAAGACCTCGGACGGGATCAACCCTTTCGCGAGCACGGCCTCGCGTGCCTGACTGACCGCCAGCCGCCCGGCCGCATTGTTGTCGCCCGCGAAGCAGACGGAGCGCACTTCTGCAGGATACTCGACGCGCGAAAGCATCGCGGTCCCGCACGTCACCCATACCGATTGCTCGGGCATGCGCTGGGCGAGCGTCAGCCCGTCCTCCGGGCCTTCGCAGTTGATGAGGTGTGGGCGCACCGGCCCAAGACGTAGCGCCGAGCCTACGATCTGCCCGAAGGAGAGCTTGGCCTTCGCCTTCGTGCCGTCGTCACGAACGCGCTCGTACTTGCGACGCCCGCCGTCTTGGAGGAACACGCACTGCACTCCGACGACAGCGCCCGTCACATCCTGCAGCGCGCAGGCCATTGCGGGATGGTCCCGCCCGGCCTCGCCGGTTTCAGGATTGATCCACCGGGGTGCCATGACGAACCGAACCGTCGGCGGAAGCGGATGGATGATGCCGCGTATCGCCGCGTAGATCCCGGCGGGAGTGTCATGTGTCGCTGGCACCGTCCTCGCCCAGATCGATCGCGCGTAGGCGATCCGCTCGGCCATTACCCGAGCATCCTCCGCCTTGCGCCGGACCCGCTCCTCGTCGGAGATCACCGGGAACTCATTTCCACTGAGTGTCTCGACGGCCTGTCGGAAAGTCATGCCTTCGTAATCGGTGAGGAACTTGATGGAGTCCCCGGCCGCACCACAACCCCAGCAGTGATAGGTGCCCTTGGTGTCGTTGACCTCGAAGCTGGGCGAACGCTCGCTATGAAACGGACAGAGCCCGACCATTTCCCGAGCGCCCCGGCGCTTGAGGCTTGTATGACGCCCGATGATGTCCGAGATCGAATGGCGCTCGCGCGCACGGTCAACGAGTTCCCGAAACTCGCTATCCGACAACCGCCCCCCTGTCACGGTCACTGCCCTGCGGCGAGATAGGCGAGCGTCTCGGCCGGGACATCAATTCCCAGCCGGTTGACGGCCGCAAGTACCGAGGCGCGACGCCAAGGCGGAATCTCGCCCTTCTTCTTCCATGACCACACGGTGGGAATGGGCGTGCGCATTTCATGCGCGATGGCGCTTACGCGCTTGCGCTCGGAAAAAAGCGTTTGGACAGCCAACATGCCGCTTTTTCCGATTTTCATACTGAAACTGCAACACAAAAGTTACGATTTTCACATTATACGCAAACCCGCCATCGCGATATGCCGGTAAGAGGCAATTCAGGAGATCGTAAATGCCCGCCGACACCCCCACCCGGGACCTGCTCGAAGCCGTAAAAGAAGCCGGTATTCCCCAGCGCGTCATTGCTTCGAAAATGAACCTCCCCCCGTCCGCAGTGTCGAACCTGTTCAAAGGCGAACGCAGCCTGAAGTTCAACGAGGCCGTTATCCTCCAGGAACTTCTGGGGGTCGCAAACAATGCGCGCGGCAGAGAACTGCCGCTGATCGGCATGGCTGGAGCAGGAAACTGGCTGGAAGCTATTGAGGTTACACGCCGTCAGGTATGGATGCCGTCTGAGGCAGAAGGCCAGTTCGCACTGGATGTTGTGGGCGACAGCATGAACCTCGTCCTGCCGGAAGGCTCCACCGCTATCATCGATACGGAGCAGACAGAACTGTACGTGGGGAAGCTGTACGTGCTCCTCAACCCCGATGGCGAAGCCACCATCAAACGTTATCGTTCCGATCCCGCGCGCTTTGAACCTGTATCCGACAACCCCGAGCATTCGCCTTTTTCCGTGGGATCTGGTGACTTTCGCGTCATAGGCCGGGTCACTGCGGGTCTTCAAATGTTCTGATTTTCATAATTTCGCTTGACCTAGTTCCGAAAATCGGAATTCTTAGCGGCATCGGAGACGATCGCCGCAAGGCCGCTGACCCTCCGCACAACATCGCAGGAGGGCCATATGGGCCAGGTCGAAACGATCACGAACTTTGCCCCCAACCTTGGGGCGCCAGCTGTATCTCCCGTCGCCCGCCACGTAGCCCTGATGCGTCAGGATTGGCGCAACAAGCTGAGCGAATATTACGACGCCGAAGAAGCTGATGTCAGCCAGTTGCCGGAAGCCGAGCAGGACGCGGCGTTCGACCGCGCCGGGGCGGCACTCGATGACCTTGTCGGTGTTCGCGCCGCCGATCTGGCGATCCTCGCTGAGAAGATGCGGATCGTGGACAAGACGGGCACCGTCTTGGCGACCGGCTATTTCAAACACCTTCTCGATGACGTCGAGGGGCTGTCGAAGCGCGCCGTCTTCGTGCCGACCAAGGCCGACATTTTCGCCGCCATTAAGCGCGGCCTCAAGAAGATTGAGCCTTGGTTCGATTGGGGCCGCTGCGAGCGAACCCGCCTCGACAGCAAGTGCGCGCACTTCACCGACGAAAGCTGGGGGCAGGTCCATCGCTTTGATCTCCAGTGGCTCGGTGTTCACTTCGCAATCGAACTCGGCCGCACGCCCGCGAAGGTAACGCTTGCGGAAGCAGAGCGCCGTCGCGCCCGCTACAACGCCCTCACCACGCCCGTCGCTGACCGAGAGTGCGCCACGTGCTCGGCAGCGACGGAGACGCGCCTGACGCCATGCGACGAATGCGGCTCGCTGGACGGGGAGGCGTGACGATGGCCCACAAGATCGAAGCGTTCCAGACGCTCGCCACATTCACGTTCGACGAAACGACGCCCTTTGCCGCCACGCCCGGAGATCTCGCCAGCGACCTGCTGGGAGAAGCGCACGCGATACTCCTCGTCGTCGCCAACCTGCTTGAAGAGCAGCGCGACGAGGAGCCAGCGGTTCGGAACACCCACATGGCCAAGGCTCTCCGCGCGACTTGCACGCTGATGGCCCTGTCCGCCTTCGCCACTGAATGCGCACAGGAGGCACGCCAGTCATGACTTTCCAGTTCACGGTTCACCCGCAGGACGACATCGCGCCCGTCTGTTACGAGCTTCCGGCACTTCCTGCCGGTGTCGGCTATGATCTGACCACGCACATCAATTCGTACCGTGATGCGGTCATCAATGGCCCCGACGGGCGTGACGAAGAACTCTTCCTCAACATCAAGTCTCACAAGGCCAGAGGCCTGCCCGAGGTCATCGCCAAGGTCATCTATCAATTGCACTTCGATCATCGAGGGCTCGCAATGGATAGCGACCGCCTGGTCATCACCGAAAGCGATGAACAGGACAGGGCTGAGATCCGGCTGGCGGAGTTACTGCTGGCCGAACTCTACTCACAGATTCCAGACGATTGGGAAGCTGCACGACGCGCCCTGCACGCCGCTGTTCTGGTGGAGGACGATTTCGAGCGCCGGCTTTACGAGCCAAGCAAGGACGGCGGCAAAAATGATCCCATCACCGCCGAACTCGAGCGTCTTCTGGACGCTCGCTGCGATGCCGAAACGGTCCTGCTGAACCTGCCTGCGCCATCATTGGCGGACTGGGCAGTCAAGTTCCTGATCTGCTTCGACTGCGATCGAGACATGAACGGCTTCACAGAAGCGCTCTGCAAAGAGGCCCGCCAGCTTCTCGGCATCGCCGCCGAGCCGGGTGACGATCACAGCAACGACCTTGCTGTCATGGCCGCCGCGCTCGCCTCGCGCCACCCCGCAGCCGGAAAGGATGCCTGACCATGCGCATGATGATGAATCAGCCTCTGATGGCAGCCAAGCAGACGTTCGATGCCGCTAACGCCCGGGTCGATTGGGAGGACGCCCACATCAATCACCCGGAGCATCCGTCCGACGAAGAGTCTATCAAGGACGCCGCCGAGCACCTCCAGCAAGCGCTTTGGGACTATGTTGCGACGCCCGCGTACAACGGCCGGGAGATCCTGCTCAAACTGGAGGAGCTGCTCGACCATACTCCGGAATGGCGGGACCATGCGTCAGCCATTGAGCGAGACCTCACCGATGCAGCGCGCCCGCAGCCGTCGCGACCGATGTTCGCAGCATTCCACGCTTTTCGGGATGCATGGATAGCGCAGGGCGAGCAAGACCTGTCGCAGCGCGCTACGAACTCCGAAGAGATACGTCTTCATGATGTCGTGTTCAGTGCGGTGAAGGTGGTCTTTGCCATTCCCTGCGCCACGCCGGGCGACTTTCTGGTGAAGGCCTATGTCAATCTGCTCTGGCACACCGGTCACACCGCAGGCTTTGACGGCCGCCCGGTAGCGACGGGCAGTTTCTTCGATCCGGACCTTCTTAATATCGACACGGACAGCCTCGTCTCGGATGAATTCTTCCGCAAGGCGTATATCGATCTCAGTGAATGCGACCTCGGCGCGTGCCTCATCGCAACCGGGCACATCAATTTCGACCCGCCCGCTTGGCTGGCGCGGGCCGACACTATCGGCCTGCCCATCTCTCTTATCGTCAAGCCGGACGGCGGGCGCTCGCTCTGCTTCGGCGTCATCGATACCGACGACGAGCGCGTCCAGCGCGAAGAGCGACGGCTCCAGCAGATACTGAACTTCGCTGGCCAGCGTCGATGGAAGGCTATTGCCGATTTCATCACAGAGCACCGCAAAGACCTGATCTGCGTAGTCTCGCCGAACATCAAGGCGGAAGCGGCATGACCTTCCAGCCTTTCAGAATTCCCGCCGTCCCCCCGGGCGGGAGTGTCAGCAACGGCGGGGTTTCCCACCCCCCGGCCCCGCCGTTGCTGGCCGAATCCTGGCTCTTGGCGTGGCATCGCATCGGAGGTGCTGTGACCGTCGGCGCGGACGCATCGCTGCAGCCCTGGTTCAACCCCGCGATCGGATGCGCAGACGACCAGTGCGCCACGGTGCTGCTGGCAGAACTGCTGGACACGCCCGGCCTGCCAGCCGCCGTGCGGATCGTGATCGCCTCGGGCGTG